ATTGGTTTACGGCATTGATCATTACTTGTTCATGAACAATGAGTCTAAAGTTCCAATTGTTGCTGCAGATCCTTATCCGGTCATTTGTTGGTCTAGAAAAAGTACAATGAATGATGTTTCTGAAGAAGTTGATGGTCCTAGAGGTGTTTGGGGTGGTGAGAATGACAAGAATGTTCTTGGAATCACGACACCGGGATTACTAGAAGGGCTTGGTTGTCCAATTTATGTCTAGTGGTGGTTCGGCTTCAAAAAGAAAAGGATCCTCTTTTGAAAGAGAGATAGCAAACGATTTGAGTAGCAGATTGGGGGAGACGTTCATTCGTGTCCCTTACTCTGGTGCATTTATTGGTGGTTCTAATTCTAAGAAGAAAGAGATTCTTCATGAAGGTCAGATTAGAACGTTTAAGGGTGATATTATCCCCGGACCTTCATATTCAAATTGGAACGTAGAATGTAAATCATACAAAGACTTTCCGTTTCACAGACTTTTCCACAACACAAAGATACCACAACTTGATCAGTGGATCGATCAACTCCTTGATGTAGCAGACGAAGGTGATGTCAATCTTCTCTTTATGAAGTTTAATCGTAAGGGAAAATACGTGTTACACAACCTTAAGGACTTTGAGTGCTTTGGTATTCCTTATAATGATGTGTGGAATTTCACTTCTTACGATCTTTTTATAGAAGTTCTTTGCATTATACGCAAAGGTAATTCTCTTTTTTGACACTAAAAATACAACCTTTTGGATACTAAGTAATAGGTGTTCAAAAGGAGAATTGTCATGTTCGGACTAATAAAATCAGTAATAAACCAACACCACCGTAAAGATTACATTTTTGATCATTATCTTAGGGTGGAATACAAGAGCGACATTCAGGCTGCTAAGAAAATGGGTCTGACTGACGATCAAGCAATCAGAGAAATTAGGAGAAGAATGGGTGCTTAAAGCTATTGGTAGAAGTTTTAGAAACTTTAAAGAAAGAATGTCTATGTCTGAAGAAGAGTATTATCTCTCAAAAAGCACAGATCCTGTAGATTGTGAACATAGACAAAGAGAAATCATGTACGGCAAGTATAGAAGAGATGGTTTCCTTAAGAACAGGTATTAAAGTATTTTGTGTTTTACTGGCAACCGTAGAAGGAGCAAAACCAATGAAGAATTTTAATACTTGGGCTGAGAAACGTGGAAGAGCAGCGATTGTTAGAGAGTGGGGTTTGATTTCACCAGAATCTAAGAAATACATCGTTGACATGTGGGAGCAGGATGGTAGTATCTCTAAATCCGAAGCAAACAAGCTCCGTAATAGATAACCGCCCGTAGCTCAACTGGATAGAGCAACCGCCTTCTAAGCGGTAGGTTGTACGTTCGAGTCGTACCGGGCGGGCCATCTCCTAAAAATTAATAAATACATACTCATGATTTATTTTTTAGGAGTTATCTATGTTAGCTGGATTGATTGTTATCGGAGCCGCTTTTGCTACAACTTTTACTGCATGGCGTTTGTACGACATCTACTTCAACGAAAAGCCTGAAGAAGAAGCGCCATCAATTTCCTATCATCACGATTCTGAAATTTTACAAGATCCTCAAGTAGGCGTTAAGTATCTAGTTGAAGATCCCGAAGGGGTTGATGCTGATGGTACTTTAGAAGCAGTAAATGAATGGATTCAGAACGATGATCCAAATATTATTTCTGGAGAATATCAGATTTTAGTTTCAACATTAAGTGATATTGGTGTTGTTGAAATTTCTGGTGATGCTTCTCCATTACTTCTTGACAATTACGAAGATGTTGAAGTACCATATGTTGATGGTGAAGGTAATTTGGAATGGGCTAAAGTTGATTTAGACTTTGCCTAGATTATATTGCCGCTATAGCTCAGTTGGTAGAGCAGTTGATTTGTAATCATCAGGTCCGGAGTTCGAGTCCCCGTGGCGGCACCATCTATAAATAAAGGAAAACGGAGGACATAATGTCGAAAGTTATTAAACCTTTATCAACAGAGCTTGCTCTTAGTAGTTCTGTAGGAAATACAATTTCTTCTGCTACTATGGTTAGAATCGTTAATCTTAGTGCTGGCGATCTTACTATCACAAGATCTGATTCATCGAATACTAAGATCGGAACATTTTCCATGTTTGCGGATCAAGAATCGTTTGTGAGAAAAGATTCAACAGACATTCTTTTTGCGTCTGGTGCAGGGGCTAATGCAACAAGCATTGCTATTCTCGACTGATGGCATATAATCCTACATTTTACGCCACAGATGATGATAAACTGAATATAGCCAGAGGTCTTACGAAGTATTCTCAGGTCGTAAACATCTTTGGTTATCAGTCCAACGTCTCAAGCCAGTTTATTCCATGCTGGGAGGCTAACACAGCCTATACATTCCCAACAGCAAACTTATCAATGTGTATCAAAAGCACTGATGCTGGGGATACTGATATTAGAATAAAGGTAGTTGGTTTAGATTCTAATTACGAAACGTTGACGGAAGTAGCTAATTTAAACGGAACAAGTGACGTTACGTTATCTAACGAATACTTTAGAATTAATTCTCTAGTTACTGTAGAAGGAAATGCTAATGGTCAGATATCGTTGTATGACGAACCATCAAAATCTGTTCTTTATGCAAGAATAAGACAAGGCGAAGGTAAAAATCAGGCATCATTTTACACAGTTCCAGCAGGACATAATTTTTATCTTTATAGAATTGACGGATTCTCTGCAACTGCTAACGCCAACAAATATCTATATTTTAGAAATCTTTCTAGAGTTGATGTAGGTGCAGCTGAGAAGGTGGAGCTTAGAGTAGCAGAAACTACCTTCACTCAACAGATGAATATTCAAAGAAGACTTCCATTTAAATATTCAGGTAACACTGATATTGTGTTTCAGACCAAATCATCATCACAGACAAATGAAGTAGGCATCTTTGCAGAAGGCATTCTTATACAAGAAGGACAGTATTTCGAATGACGGAAGAAATTTTTGATTTTGGCTTTTCTGCCGTTGATGAATCAGAATTAGAATCTTTTCAGAAAGCCACTGCAGAAGCCGAGGAAGCTTCTGCAACTGCTTCAACATACGAAGAGAAACTGAATAGTTTGTACAATGCAATTATACCTCTTCTAACTAATCTAAAGAAGAATCCAGAAAAAGATTATATCTACTGGCCTAATAGATTAGAAAGAGTAGAAAAGTTTGAAGACCACATTTCTTCTATTATTAGTTAGATAGAGGATTGTCTAAAGCTAACTGTATTTTTTTAGACATTCTTACTTCAAGTTCTCTCATCTCTCTATCTGTATCTTGATATAGTTGATCTCTTTTAGTATCAAATCTTTGGTCAGCTAAATCGATCATTTCTCTTACTTCTTTTTCAGATTCCCTCACATCATCTTTGAGACGGTCAACTAAGTCTTCTACTCTTGTGACATCTTCTTTTAGATCATTACGTATGTCCCTTGCATAATCCGTAGCCTGAAGAACTGCATCTTCAGCAGCTTTCATTTGTTCTTGAATTATGGAAAGTTGCTCTTCGATTCCAGAAAGATCCGGAGCAACGTATGACGTGATCATTTCTTTCATATCCATATAATCGTTGTAAACTGTAAATGCACCGTAAAGGCCACCGATAACAGTTGACACAACACCAAATGCTGCACCTGCTGTTACTACAGTTACCTTTATTCCAAGAATCTTGAACTCTTTGTTTTTTAAGTTCTCTATGCCATCTTCTAATTTTTCTAATTCTTCACCTAAGTCTTTCTCTGCCATTTCACAAATGCTCCTATTCTGTCGTGAATGTCAGGGTCTTCTATGTAATCATAACCTTTTGGGGGAGTCGTTTTTTGCTCTTTCCATACCGGGATAAATTCAGAAATGTTTTTACGAAAATCTGGATTAGAACGAAAATGCACTTCGATTAATTTGCCACCAATAAACTCACAATTGATTCTCGGTTTATCTTTAAAGTCTTTTAGTATTTCAGGGAACGGAACTTGGTCATCAGTTTTTATCCATCTGTCCCATTTGACAAATGTGTCATCTGATTTTATTCCCTCAACACAAAGAACTTGTTGGCCGTATTCATAATCTACTGATAGGTGTCTACCTTCAAACCACTCACACCAAAAGTGACCAACATTTAAGTTCAGTGTATATTTTTCGATCCAGAGTTTTTTGGCACCAAGTCCGAGACCAAGTGCATTAACACATGGTCTAACAATATAATAATTTGGTTCAGGAACATCAGTTCCTACGGGACCACACTTGTAGCCAAGCTTACGGGATAGGATAAGTTTATCCACCACCCACAATTCATCTGGATCTGCTGTCTTCCAATATAGATCTTCTTCTGTATCTTCGTAAATTGAAATCATTTTTTGTTTGCTGTTAAAGCCTCTTTACCATAGAAAGCTGCAACAATTGCAGCGACGGAAACAAAGTATGTAGGTGCAATATCTTTCAATAAAGAAGATGCTCCTTCAAGTCCAACAACACTAGCCAAGATAATAGCAAAAGGATAAAGAAGCATACCAAACAGGGCAAACCATGCCATGTTTCTTTGAGCATCTTGCCTCTTATCTTCATTTTCAATCTGAAGCATTTTTTCACCTTTTGCCATTTCTTCATCTGTAATGACGCCATCACCATCAGCATCGAATTGATTGTAAATTGAATCCTTTTCTAATGTTTTAGCTGCCATTTTATCAACCCATCGTATCGAACATTGTTGTCAGATCAGGTGCAAATGTTGCTGCGGCCCATAACAAAGCACCGATAGCAGCTACGCCAATGACAACCCATTTCATTTTCATGTCATCAACAGACATTTTTACGCCAATAAGTTCGTTGCTCAATACTCTGAGGGAAATCTCCATTTTACCTTCAGGCATATCAACAACTTGGGGTTCCTGATTTTTAGTTTGTGTTTGCTTTTGCTCTTCAGCCATTATTCTACTCCTTCTAAGATTACTTTACCTTCGTTTAAAAGACGCTCTCTGTTAGCCATGTGCTGTGCATGAACGTCATCCTTGCTCTGACCATGATAAGGAACGGCATGACCCTCTTCGATGAGGATTTCTGTTGCTCTTTTTTCTTCAATCAAAAAGTCGCCAAGGATACGACCAAACTTACCTTTTGCATCTTCACCACTTCTATCAATTTCAGTTTTTAAAACTTGTGAAGAACCAACAGGAAGAAGTTCTTGAAGTCTATTCTTACTAGCTAGACCAAATTGTTTTTCTACTTTGTCTCTTGTTCTAGATTCAGGGGTGTCAATTCCCATCATTCTAACTCTTTCCTTGTGCATCCACACACCGAAGCCAAGATCAATATCAATATCTACGGTATCACCGTCCACCACCTTTAAAACTTTGCATTTATATTCGTACATAGTTACCTCCCACTAACCTGAATGTTGAAACTGTAATGCTCTAAGTTGTTGAATCTCTTGCTCAAGTCTCATGACTTCAAGTTGTTTTTTTCTCAACTCAAGTTCATATAGTCTGTTGCAGTCGATTCTTGATTTGGGTTTTTGGCCCAAAGGGATAGTAATTCTAGCAAAGACGCCAACGTCACCAACTCTAGAATCAACGTAACCACTCAAAGGATCGGTATACCCTCTCCCGATAATGCCAGTGACCCCAAATTCTAAATTTGTTGCAGAGCCGATTGCATTAGAACAGTCCAGATCTCCTGCTTTAAACCTATCTGATTGGTAGCTTCCGGGAGTAGAAGGAAGAGATAGGTTTAAAGAACTACTGGATTGACCAAATGCAATAGAAGCATAGAACAGTAAAAATATGAGTGAGATGAGCAGAAGTCTGCCCCATGTGTAATTAATCATCGTCACACCTTTGAGCATATTCTTGAATCTATACCAGTTGATTCTGCATCATCTACAAATCTTCTAGAACTGGTGCAGATATATTCTATACGTTCACAGTCAACTTCTCTGATATAAATTTCGACAGTCTTTTGACTTAGATAAGGAACGTTGATTAGTTTATGTGATGTAGCAAAGGGAATCGTTTCCCAGTTCTCATCATAAACAGAAATTTCATAGTATTCTATCTCCTTTCTTTTGTTGAAAAGTGTCATAGTAGTCACGACAATATCATCCAAGAACGAAGGTCTGAACTTAGGATAAGTAGGTGTCCATTCGTGAGCTTGTGCAGTAGCAGCTAGAAATATAACTGCTACTGCTGCGATAAACTTTTTCATCAGTTTGCAATGCACTCTGCTGTAATATTTGCAGAATATTCGCCGCCCGGAAATGACTTCCCGAATCCATAAGTCACTTCGGAATCAATTTGAAACCATGTAGACCCAGCAACAGAAAGATCGTATTCTGTTACATTGTCATATTCGATTTTGGCTGCTTCGTAGCCAGACATCAAAGCGTCAGATGTTGACGAAACAGTTACTTCTCCGTCCCAATTGAGAGCATCGGTCAAGCTTGGTGACGACACAAATGATTGAGGCCAAGAAATTTTAGCAGTGTAATAATCTGCAATGGTAACGTCATATCTTACGATAGGGAATACGCCACCATCTACAGGATCTGTGCTTAGTGCATCTGGGGTTGGGTTTCCATAAACACCAGACGTGTCAGTGTAAATGCTGCACTTGGATGAGACATTGCCTATAATTGGAACAGATTCTGCATAAGCAAATCCTGCAATAAAAAGCGTAGACAATGCAAAGATAGTTCTTAACATTTTATTCTCCGGTTAGTTCTTCTCTGTCATACTGAGAGCGCACCATAGAATAATATCTGGCTGATCCTGCCAGTTGTCTCAACGCCCTGTTATTATCAGGCATTTCTTTATCATCAATGATATTTTTGTCAGGGTATTCGTTTCCCTGATATTCAACTTGGTAGTATGGAACAAGAAGAGGTTCTGGATTAAGTTTTTTAAGCATTTCCTGTTGTCGGTTGAGGTCTACTAAACCACCGACTTTTGGATCAGATCTTAAAAGACGTTCTAAATCTTCATCTTCTTCTTCTTCAAAAAAATTTTCAACTACATCATCTTTTTCAAGTTCAATTTTTTGAGATTCTTTAAATTCAAGCCAGTATTCATAAAATTCTTCATCTGGCGTCATGACTTGAATCCCGCTTACGTATTTATAAACAGCGTTCAGGAAACCCGGACACGTTGGATCTGAAAGTGGATTTGTACAAACAACTTGATCTGGTGTTATATCCATTCTGTAAGAATAAAACATAGAAGGGTCGGATATTGTCCCATTTCCTTCTACGTCCATGCTTCCTTGTCCCCATTGTTCTCCCGGTATTCCAGCAAACCTGAAGTTCTTTTGAATGGAGTTTCCCGGAAGTCCTGACCAATCGTCAACTTCTTCAAAAATGTAACCACCGTTTACAGCATCTTCATTACGAACGTATACTTTAACATCTTCAGCGGGATCTTTTGATATAACGTAATAGTAAGTTATGCCGTTGACCTGTAAGGTTACGTTAGGAGAAGTGAAGTCTGGTAAAACACCAGTCATTGACCAACTAAGAGCATCTTGTGCTGCATTGTTGGTTACACCATAAATGCTATCCGCCCAAGAGTAATGCCAGAACACCGACAACGATAGCACCGCCAATAAGGGTAGTACGAGTTTCTGAGTCAATGTTAATGCCTCTATTGTTTTCTGAGTCTGGTCTACGATCTTGGTTGATGGGCTTGTCCCATTCTTCTTTGGCTTGTTCTCCAATCATACCATCGATAGGACAGGGAGTTCCCGCATTCATCATGGCAGTAAAAATTCTAGGATCCTGACACATCACAGATACGGCTGCAACTTTCATTCCCATGTCATAAAGTGTTTTAGCATTTTTGAGTTTTTCACAGTTCATGTCTCGAACTGTCGATCCAGCAGATATTCCCAAGATTTGCGTTTGAACAGCACCTGAAACTCCAACCGTACAAAGGTCAGAGTTTGCCGTATTGAGGTTTGGTGCAATAGCAGAAGGCGGTGCCGAAATTACCGTAGTGGTAGATTCCGATTTTGTGTCAACAGTGCTTTCAGTGTAATTTTCAGTCACTATCGGTTCATTTTGTGAAAATGCAATATTTGGAATAACAAATAACACTGCTACGAGTAGCAGTCTTTTAAACATTTCATGTCCTTAAATGTCGAATAATTTTCTAGATGAAATCACTTCGAAGAAGGTTTTACTCTTCTGGTTGTTTAATGCATTATAATTTTTTAGTGTAATTTCTGAATATGTTGGTCTGTAGTGTAAGGTTCTTTCCTTTGGAATACAAAGAAGTTGACCTGTAGTTCTCATAGCTTTTCTTTTCTCATCATGCCTCAAAGGATTCATTTGTGGATCTTTTTCGGGTTGAGAAGAAAGAACTTGTAACATATCTTCAGGTGTTTTGATGGATTTCAGTTGCTGAAGAACAATCTTCATTCTATTTTCAGAAGACTTTCTAGAAGCCTTTTCATGTGGGTTATCTTTGTTGTTTTGATAACCAGCCCAAGGCATGTCGATACCGTGATTTGTTCTCACAATACCGTCAGTCTTTTTAAGTTTTTTGAAAGTATATTCGTATTTTTTATTAGGACCGTGATAGTCTCTGAATGCTCCTTCCAGAATGTAACACTCATTGTCGTCTGCAATTAAAGTATTTCCCGGAATCTGAAGTCTAATAAGAGTGTTCAGGGCAGACTTTGCACTTCTTTTAAACAGAGCAGTTCTGATACGAATACCATCTGGAGCGTAGTAAGTTCTCTCAGACTGATCATCTGAACCAGCAGCAGCGCCTTCCTTCTCATCTTTCTTAACCATAATAGATGCAGAAAGAATAGCCACACCGTGTTCGTTTACACCTTCAGTGTAACGAGTCTTATCATCTTGCATGTACAATCTTTGTACGCCGTTTCTATTAGATTGTTTAATAGAAACAACGGGTTTGTAGTTACGGTCCCTGTTTTTAGCAAGAACCCAACCGTACTCAGGAAGATATTTTGCAACGACAACACACATGTTGACTCCTGTTGACAGTAAATAAGATTACTGTTATTTATGATAAACAAGGAGTTAAAAGATGAATAACTATGTAATTTACACTCAAGAGAACTGTTCTTATTGTGTTAAGGCAAAGGAGCTTATAAAGGATAAAGGACACACATATACTGAGTACGTCTTAGGAAGAGATATTTCCAAGACTGATCTTTTTGAAATGTTTCCGGGTGTTAAGACTGTTCCTATTGTTGTTTTGGACGGTCAAAAACTTGGTGGTTATCAGGAATTAACTGAATCCGTAAATAGAATGTTACTTAAGGGATAGAATGGTAGAAATTGAAAGAAATGAACTGAGTCAGAATGCTATGGGTGGAACAGAACTCATGGCAACTGCTCTAGCTGAGAGACTTGATCCAGAATTAGCTGACAAGTTTCAGATTATTTGTTCAAGAGTTAGGGATATTGATGAAAATAAGATCCCTATTTTGTGGTTACACGATCTTCCAAATGATCCCGAATCACAGCACTTAGCAGATAAAGAAAGTAGGGATAGATTTGCAAAGTTTGTTTTTGTGTCAAACTGGCAAATGAATGAGTACATCCATACATATGGTTTAGATTGGGATGATTGTTACGTAATTAAAAATGCAATCGAGCCGATTGAAATGGAAGAAAAACCTAAAGATGGTATTATCAGATTGATTTACCACTCAACACCTCACCGTGGACTTGAGTTGCTGATCCCATCTTTCGAATATCTTGCAGAAAAGTATGATAACATTGAACTCGATGTATATTCGAGTTTTGATTTATATGGTTGGCCGGAAAGAGACAAGCCATATGAAGATCTTTTCGATAGATGTAGACAACATCCTAAGATTCATTATCACGGGACACAGCCTAACTCTGTAATTAGAGAAGCTTTGGCAAAGGCAGATATTTTTGCTTATCCTAACATCTGGCCTGAAACATCATGCATTTGTGCAATTGAGGCTTTGGATGCTGGGTGTCTGATGTTGGCACCTAATTACGCAGCGCTTTCTGAGACTGCTGCATCTTGGGGGATCACTTATCAGTGGACGCCAGATAATAATAAACATGCAAATTTGTTTACATCCATTTTGGACAACATGATTAAAACTTTGTCTGAAGGTAAAGACGATGCTGAAAATATGATTATCCAGCAAAAACTATACTACGACAATTTTTATTCTTGGAAGGTTAGAATGCAGGAGTGGAATCAGCTATTGAATAATATTTTATGGGAAAGAAATGAACTCTAACAATGTAATTAGTTTCGGTAAAAGTACAAAGCCGAGTGAAGATAAAAAGGATGTCGATAAGGACTTATTGAGTCTTAAGTCATCTTACTGTGATGAGATGTCGAATGAGATTTTTGGCATTGTTATGAGAATCATCGAAAGAAGTGGTCATATGAACCACATCGACACAGAGGATGAAGGGTTTTTCGAAGAACTTCAACCTCGATTGGCAATGATTAAAGAAGCTCTTTTTGCTGTATTTTGTCTTCTTGAAAACGTTGATTATGATCTTTCTGTTGTGTTTGATAATCTTTATGAGCCAATTGGTTTTACGGAGGATGGGTTTAACACCCATCTCTTCGTTTCCGTAAATAATAAATACAGAGACAAACTCATTGAAATGACTAAAGAATATTTAAAAAACAAGGACAACAATGGTTAGAAAAAGTATTTCTGAAATCTTGCATGAGATTGGCGAACAAGCCTCTTTTCAAGATCGTGTTAAAGTTATGAGAAGCTACAGAGGTAATAATCCTCTTAGAACAATTCTTAGATATGCATTTGATCCGAGAATCAAATTTCTTTTACCGGAAGGGACACCTCCTTACAAAGAAAATGATTTCCCAGATCAACAAGGCAATTTGTATTATCATTTCAAAAAGCTTTATCTTTTTATTGAGGGTGGAAATCCAAACATCACTGATCTCAAAAGAGAAAGCCTTTTCATCGGTATGTTGGAAACGGTCGATAAAGATGATGCTAAAATTTTAATTGGAATGAAAGACAAAGAAATTCCCGTTAAAAATGTAACCCAAAAATTAACAGAAAGAGCCTTCCCGGATTTATTCAAATGAAAAGACGGTCTAGTAAAAAGTCAGATTTCGTAACTGAAGAATATTATGATGAATTTGAAGATATCAATTATCAAAAGTATAAGAGACAAAAAAATCTGAACAGAAAAAAGAACGATCCTTACCGGGATGATTACAGGGATGAATGGAACTGATGCCATCTTATACATTTAAAGACAAAGAAACTGGTGAAACGGTAACTAAAATTATGTCTCTTGTAGAAAGAGATAGTTATCTAGAAGAAAATAAAAATCTTCAGCTTTGTTTAGCTACACCCGGATTTGCTGATCCTCACAGAATGGGGAGAATTAAACCGGATGACAATTTTAGAGATCTTCTTAGAGAGACTAAGAAGGCACATAAAGGTAGCACAGTAAATACATTTTAGGGAATTGAATGGCTAGAAAAATAAGACAAAAAAACGCCAATCATATTAAAGAACAAAAAAGACAATCATTTGAAAAATCGTTAGTTCTAGAAAATGTAAGGCCAAAGACTGATAATCAGAAGAAGATCTTCAGTCAGTATTTTCAAAAGAAACATATTTTCATTCATGGGCTTCCGGGTACGGGTAAGACATATATCAGCCTTTACCTTGCACTCAAAGATCTTCTGTCGGATTCGAATATTGAAAAGGTTCTGGTTATCAGAAGTGCTGTCTCTGCTAGAGAGTTGGGATTTATGCCCGGTTCAGCAAAAGACAAGATGAGGGCTTATGAGGAACCATACTATGAAATATGTTCTAAATTGTTCGACAGGGATGATGCGTACACGCAGCTTAAGATGAGGAAGATGATTGACTTTACGCCAACATCTTTTCTCAGAGGCGTAACGTGGGACAATCATGTTGTGATTGTTGACGAAGTTCAGAACTTGAATGATCACGAAATTTCAACAGTGATTACCCGTATGGGACAAGGTTCTAGAATCATATTCTGCGGTGATTTCAGGCAGTCTGATTTTGTCACTAAGGGTCTTGAGGAAAGTGGAATAACCAACCTCTTCAAGATAATTCGCCTAATGCCATCATTCACACACGTAGAGATGGGAATAAACGATGTCGTAAGAAGTGGAATTGTAAGGGAGTATCTTGAGGCAAGAATGGAATTAGGTCTCAATTGAATTAATATATGAAAAATGCTATAGAAACATACAGAAATTTTGGACTTGCAGTTGAGAATATGGTACTTGACTCGGACATAACCTACATGGAAGCTATAATGGAGATTATGAAACGTGAAAACTTGGAAGAAGAAATTATATATAAGATGATTAAGAAGAATCCGGTTTTAAAGATTAAACTGGAACTTGAGAGTCGAAAATATAATCTTCTCCAGAAGGATGCAAATACGGCGATACTGTGACACCATTCAAATGTTATAAGCTCTACTTAGCCCTTAAACAGCACTTCAAAACGGAGACTTATGATTTTTTTAAATATAACGGAAAGGTAAATGCAAATGAAGACACTTTCAAAAATCGTAAAGACTACTATCTCTTTACTAAAATGGCCTCTAGACCAAATGTACAAACTCTGCTTGTATCTGTACTGTCAGATGACCCTGATTTTTACGTCACGGACATCCTCTCTGAACGAGGTGAAAAAATCCACAAAAGGTGGCAAAAGTACCAGCAAAGCTTCGACTACAGCTTCAAAGAAGAAATCAAGCAGTACGAAAACTTCGACCAAGCGATCATCGTCAAAGAAGGCTACCCAGAAATAATTTCAGATTATTTCTCTGGCAAGATATCCCTTGACACACTTTCAGTTGTCGATAAACTCATTGATGGCTGTAAATATTGGGGTACTCATCTTAAAGACCCTCTTTGGGATGAGATAAATATGAAGTTGATGAAGTATAGACCCTTCATCAACATTCGTACTGAAATATACAAAAACTATATCTATGAAATTTACAGTGGACAATAAAACTACAAGACACTACAAGACACTACAAGACACTAAAAGGAAAGATAATGAGCTTACAAGAACTCAAATCAAAACGTAAATCCAGTATGGAAAACCTCCTCAAAAAGATGGAATCTGCAAATGAAGGTGGTTACTCTGAAGATCAAGAGAAATACTGGAAACCTTCAGTTGGAAAAGATGGTAACGGACAATTCATCATTCGGTTTCTTCCAGAACCGAGTGGGGAAGATTCTCCTGTTGTTCATCTGTACAGTCACTTTTTCCGGGGTCCGGGTGGTTACTACGTGGAAAACTCCCTGACAACTTTGGGGAGAGGAACACCAGATCCTTGCTCAGAATATAATTCTATGCTTTGGAATTCTACTGATAGTGATAACCATCCCAACAGAAAACAAGCAAGAGACCAAAAAAGAAATTTGAACTACTATTCAAATATCTACGTGGTCAAGGATCCTGCTAATCCAGCAAATGAGGGGAAGGTTTTCCTCTTCAAGTATGGTAAAAAGATCCATGACATGATTGCTAAGAAACTTAAGCCTGTCTATGATGACGAAGAAAAGGTTAATGTTTTTGATATGTGGGAAGGTGCCAATTTCCGTATGAGAATTAGCACCGTAAAGGGTGATGGTAGAACCTACTGGAATTATGATGATTCCACTTTTGACTCTCCATCTGCACTTTTTGATGATGATGACAAGTTAGAAGAAATCTACATGCAACAGCATTCTTTGGCTGAAATCGTATCACCTGATAAGTTTAAGTCTTACGATGAACTCAAAGAAAAGCTCAACAAGGTTCTTGGTCTTGATGGT